TCCGTTAACTATCCGTTTTTCTTCAAGCCGATCCAAGACGGTATGGATCGTCCTAAGACAGAACTGGCGTATAGGGTTCCGGCTTCAAAACTTACTAGAAGAAAGCTTGAGAGTAATGAGCAATTAAAAGAACTTGATGGACTTGATACAACTATTGACTGGAAAAACACTGGTGACAACTCTTATGATGGTGAAAAGCTAAAACTATTAGCTCATGATGAAAGTGGTAAATGGGAGAGACCTGATAATATATTAAACAACTGGAGAGTTACAAAGACTACATTAAGGCTAGGATCAAGAATCGTAGGTAAATGTATGATGGGCTCAACTTCAAATGCGTTAGATAAAGGTGGAAACAACTTCAAAAAACTATACTATAATTCAGACGTTACAAAAAGAAATCGTAACGGACAAACTTCTTCTGGACTCTATTCTCTGTTCGTCCCTATGGAATGGAACTACGAAGGATTCATGGATTCTTACGGATCACCTGTTTTCATTAGAGAAAAAGATAGCATCAAAGGAGCAGACGGTTACGACATTACAACAGGCGTTATTGAACACTGGGAAAATGAAGTTGAAGGATTAAAAAATGATCAAGACAGTTTAAATGAATATTATAGGCAGTTTCCAAGAACTGAAATGCACGCTTTTAGAGATGAAGCTAAAGAAAGTTTATTTAACTTAACTAAAATATACCAACAAATAGATTACAACTTAGAATCTAACAATGTAGCTGCTGTAACAACAGGTAGCTTTATGTGGGAGAACGGTATTAAAGATAGTAAGGTTATATTTTCTCCTAATAAAGATGGTAGATTTAAAATAAGCTGGGTACCACCTGTTAATTTACAAAACAAAATAATTAACAAAAACAATGGTAAATATCCTGGCAATGATCATATAGGTGCATTTGGTTGTGATAGTTATGACATCTCTGGAACTGTAGATGGAAAAGGATCTAATGGTTCACTACATGGATTAACTAAGTTTTCTATGGAAGATTCACCACCTAACCACTTCTTCTTAGAATATATATCAAGACCTCAAACGGCTGAAATATTTTTTGAAGACGTACTTATGGCTTGTGTATTTTACGGCATGCCGATACTTGCAGAAAATAATAAACCTAGATTGTTATATTATTTTAAACGTAGAGGTTATAGAGGTTTTTCAATTAATCGTCCTGATAAAACTTGGAATAAACTTTCTGTAACTGAAAAAGAAATAGGTGGAATACCTAATTCAAGTGAAGATATTAAGCAAGCACATGCTGCTGCTATAGAATCTTACATAGAAGAACATGTAGGAGCAACAGAAAGTGGACATGGTGACATGTATCATCAAAAAACTTTAGAAGACTGGGCTATATTCAATATAAATAATAGAACAAAACACGATGCTTCTATTAGTTCTGGCTTAGCTATTATGGCTTGCCACAAGAACAGGTATACACCAATAGCTGCTAGAAAGAAACAGTCTATAAACTTAGGCATTAAAAGATATGATAACACAGGTTATGTTTCAAAAATAAAATAAATGATAAATACTAATTATAATAGCATATTTCCAGATCAAGTAGTTCCAGACGCAGAAAAAGCTACGGATGAGTATGGCTTACAAGTAGGTAGAGCCATAGAGTCTGAATGGTTTACTAATGATGCTGGTTTCACAGATAGATTTGGAAGCAACTATAATTCTTTTCATAATTTAAGACTATATGCTAGAGGGGAACAATCAGTTCAAAAGTATAAAGATGAATTATCTATAAATGGAGATTTATCTTACTTAAACTTAGATTGGAAGCCTGTACCTGTTATACCAAAGTTTGTTGATATAGTTGTTAACGGTATGTCTCAAAGAAATTATGAAATAAAAGCTTACGCTCAAGACCCTGAATCATTAGTTAAAAGAACTAAATATGCTGAGTCTTTGCAAAGAGACATGATGGAAAAAGATCTTATTAATCAAATAAATCAAATAACCGGCATGGATGTTTCTGCATCTCAAGGAATTGGTTTAGGCATGGAAAGTGAGGAAGACATACAACTTCATATGCAAATGAGTTATAAAGAGTCCATAGAAGTAGCAGAAGAAGAGGTTATAAATAATGTGCTAGCTAATAACAAATATGATTTAATTAGAAGAAGATTAAATTATGATCTAACTGTTTTAGGTATATCAGCTGTTAAAACTGATTTTAATAGATCTGAAGGTGTTACTTTAGAATATGTTGACCCAGCTAGTTTAGTTTATTCATATAGTGAAGATCCTAATTTTGAAGACTTATACTACGTTGGTGAAGTAAAGTCTATAAGTATGCCAGAGCTTAAAAAGCAATTTCCTTACTTAACACCAGAAGAGCTTAAAGAAATACAAAAATATCCTGGTAATCAAAATTATACTAGAAACTGGAGCGGTAGATATGATGATAACACGATTCAAGTATTATATTTTGAATATAAAACTTTTGCTAATCAAGTATTTAAAATTAAAGAAACAGCAAATGGTTTGGAAAAAGCTATTGAAAAAACAGATACCTTTAACCCACCTGAAGAGACTGAAGGTTTTACCAAAGCATTTAGAGCTATTGAAGTTCTTTACTCAGGAGCTAAAATACTAGGACATAATAAGTTGTTGAAATGGGAGTTAGCTAAAAACATGACAAGACCAATGTCAGATACTGTTAAAGTTAATATGAATTACAATATAGTCGCTCCTAGAATGTATAAAGGTAGAATAGAGTCTATAGTTTCTCGTATTACAGGTTTTGCTGACATGATCCAGTTAACCCATCTAAAGCTACAACAAGTAATGTCTAGAGTAGTTCCTGATGGAGTTTATTTAGATATGGATGGCTTAGCAGAAGTTGATTTAGGAAATGGTACTAATTATAATCCAGCTGAAGCTTTAAATATGTACTTTCAAACTGGATCTGTTGTAGGTAGATCAATGACTCAAGATGGTGGTATGAACCCTGGCAAAGTCCCAATACAAGAATTACAGTCTAGTTCTGGCGGTGCTAAAATACAGTCTTTAATACAAACCTACGAGTATTATCTTAAAATGATAAGAGACGTAACGGGACTTAACGAAGCTAGAGATGGCACTTTACCTGACAAACAATCATTAGTTGGATTACAAAAGCTAGCAGCAGCCAACTCTAATGTAGCGACTAGGCATATATTACAAGCTAGTTTATATTTGACATTAAGATCTTGTGAAAATATATCTTTAAGAATAGCTGATGCTTTAATGTTTCCTTTAACTAAACAAACTTTAATGTCTAGTATATCTAGGTACAATGTAGCTACGTTAGAAGAACTATCTAAAGTAAATATACACGACTTTGGTATATTTTTAGAGTTAGAGCCTGATGAAGAAGAAAAACAAGTATTAGAGCAAAATATACAAATAGCTTTAAAAGGTGGTCAAATAGATCTTGAAGACGCTATAGATATTAGGCAAGTTAATAATTTAAAACTTGCTAATCAAATGTTAAAGAAAAGGCGTAAAGACAAACAATCTAAAGATCAGCAAATTCAGCAAGAGAATATGCAAGCACAAGCTCAAGCAAATGCTCAGGCAGCTGAACAAATATCATTGGCTGAAGCTCAAAAACAACAAGTCATATCACAGCAGAACATAAGCTATGAGCAAGCTAAGTCTCAGTTTGAAATACAGAAAATGGAAAGAGAAGCCCAAATAAAACAGCAATTAATGGAAGTTGAATTTGGTTATAACATGCAGTTAGCTCAAATAGGATCTCAAGCTAAAAGAGAAACTGAAAATTTAAAAGAAGACAGAAAAGATCAAAGAACAGAAATGCAAGCAACGCAACAGTCTGAACTTATAGATCAAAGAAAAAATGATTTATTACCTAAAAACTTTGAATCCGCAGGTAATGACACTTTAGGCGGTTTTGGTTTAGAGCAGTTTGGCCCTAAATAATTTTATATTAATTATTATATTATATTATGTCAGAAGAAATAAAAGAAAACCCTAAAGGGGAATTAGAACAAGGTGAGTTTAAGGTTAAAAAACCTAAAGTAAAAAAACTTACTAATAAAAAAGCAACAACATCTAAAATAGACTTATCTAAAAAAGAAGAGGTTAAAGAAGAAAAACCTGTAGATAAAGTAACTATTAAAGAAGAACCTGTAATTAAAGAAGAAAAAGTAGAAGCTAAAGAAGAAGTAGTAGAAACAAAGAAAGAAACTACATCTCCTATATCTGAAATTACAGAAGAAGAAGTTGTTGAAGAAGTAAAAGCACCTATAGTAGAAGATGTTGTTGAAACACAACCAGAAATAAAACTACCAGAAAATATAGAGAAACTGGTTAATTTTATGGAAGATACAGGCGGAACAGTTGAAGATTACGTTAGATTAAACGCTGATTATTCAAATGTTGATAAAGATACTTTATTAAAAGAGTATTACAAACAGACTAAACCACATCTTGATTTAGAAGAGGTTAACTTCTTATTAGAAGATAATTTCTCATATGATGAAGAATTGGATGAAGAGCGAGATATAAGAAAGAAAAAACTCGCTTATAAAGAAGAAATTGCTAAAGCCACTAACTTTTTAGAGGAAACCAAGAGTAAATATTACGACGAGATCAAGTTGAGACCGGGCGTTA